GAGTTTTTGTTTCTTTAATAACAGGTGGAACTGTTTGAACAGCTGGTTTTACCTCTATAATTTCGACTTCTATTTTGTTTTGTGGTGTTTTCTTTTTGACATAAAAGTCTGGGAAATAGCGATGCCATTTTCCATCAACAGGGGATTTATATGGAATGAAGAATTCTTCGCTAGACCACTGAATAACATCTGGATGGTCGTCCAAATGACTCATTAAAAGTAATTCCCATCTCGAGCGATAAATAATGTTAGATGGATCCCCTTTATACTTTTGAGGATTTTTTGGAAGAAAACGCCCTTTATATGCCATCGGTCCACTGTAATAAATAGAAAAAAGTATTTATAGGAAAAAAAATGGCAGGTATCGCAAACAAAATTGTAGCTGGCGCTCAATTCGTAAACAGTGGGACAGGTAAAGCAATTATCGGTGGAGCGATTGCAGCAGCTGGTGCAGCTGTTGTTGGTCAGGCTTTTCTAAGAACTCCAGCAGCTGTTAAAAATTCGAAGTACACAGGCGATCTGATGTTTCCTTCAGATTTGATTAATACCTCATCAAATCGTAATTTTTATATGACAATTCAGTTTACTGAATATCAACGCCGTTCTATTTTTAATCAGCCATTTTTAGCTGCTACTGGTGGTATTCGTTTACCTATTCCTAACAATCTTATCGACACTCAATCTGTTAATTATGACTCAAGCGCCAAAGCCGATGCTACAACTGGTGCAGCTATTGAAGCTGGTTTAAAAGGAAGAAATGGAACATCTTCTGGTGGGCTTTCGTTTGGTTCTATAGGAAGTGCAATCGCTGGCGGCATTGGTGGTAAAGCTGTTCAAACTGCATCTGCAGCTGCTACAACTGCTGGCATTGATGTTGCTCAAGGTCTTCAACTTGGTGGTCTTGCACAAAATCCATTTATGACTGTTTTATTTAATTCACCTACATTTAAAAAACATACATTTTCTTGGAAATTAGCTCCAAATAATATTGACGAATCAAACACTTTAAGAGATATTATTCAAACATTTAGATCTAACATGTTACCAGCCATGGCTCCGAATGCAGGTGGTACACTGTTAACATATCCTAATATGGCAATAATCAATTTATCACCTGATGATTCGTTTCTTTATAAATTCAAACCATGTGTTGTTGAATCAATGTCAGTTAATTTTGCAGCTGGCGGTCAACCTTCTTTCTTTAAAAATTCAAACGCTCCTACAGAAGTTCAAATTGATATTAACTTTCTTGAAATCGAATACTGGCTCAAGGAAGATGTTGAAGGAACATCGTTGCGTACACAAGGTGCATTCTTCTAATGACTGAAAGATATTTCGATAAATTCCCCACAATTACCTATGCTAACAATCTCGTTGTTAACATTACAGAACGTGCAGTTGTAACAAACGATGCGTTTAAAAACCCTTATTTGTTTTATCCATATGATATTGAACAAGGCGAACGCCCAGACTTAATTGCTGATCGATACTACAACGATCAGTATATGAGCTGGATTCTTTATCTCGGAAACAAAATCACAGATCCATACTATGACTGGTATCTTACTGAAGAAGATTTTAATAATTTTCTAATGGCGAAATATAATACAGAAGTATATGTTCTGCAGGACAAAATTCAATTTTACAGAAACAATTGGTATGAAAACGAGGGTCAAATTTCAGTTGAAGATTATGACGCTTTGGCTAATACTCAGCATCGTTATTGGGAGCCTGTTTATACAACATCTCAAATACCAGATGGCTATGCTCGCGTCAAGCAAGATTGGACAATAAACACAAATAGTGTAAGGCAATACACAGCCAACAATTCTGACTTTTCTGTTTTAATAAACAATGAGATTGTTGATATACATTTTGATAGCGAACACAGCGGTAAAGGTCAGGTCGTAGTTGCAAACAGTTCTTCGGTTACTCTTCAACACATTTCTGGAACATCTCTTGCGAATAGTACGGTAGTCATAAGTGGCTCGAGTTATCTTCAAGGTCGTGAAAGTAACACTGCATTGGCATTCGGAACAGCAATAGATATAGCTGATAACATCGCTATTGATGAAGTTATATACTGGTCGCCTGTTTCGATATATGATTTTGAGAGAGAACAAAACGAACAAAAAAGAACGATCAATGTTGTTGATACAAATTACTCAATGCAAATTTCAAACCAATTAACTAAATTGTTGAATCAATAATGGCAGACGGATATAATCCAGGTGATATACTGATTGATGATTTTACAGTTTCCTCGGACAGAGGAACGCTGAATCTTGCTGCATCTGTAACTTCATTTTCAGTATTTGAAAGTATTTTTACTCCAGGTATTCTTGCTGATGTTGTTATTTTGGATACAGACGATCAGCTGGGTCAGTTAAAAATAACAGGTGACGAAACAGTTAATCTAAGTTTTAGAGCTCCAGGCGGTCAACCAGCGACATATACTTTTGCTGTTCAGGCTCTTGAAGATAACAAAATGACTAACTCTCAGAAATCTAAAACGTATACGCTTAAATGTGTTTCTGAAGAAGCTCTTCATGCTAAAACAAATTACGTTCAGAAAAGTTACAATACTCAAGTATCTGAAGTTATTAAAGACATTCACAAAAATTATATGAAGAGTCAAAAGCCTCTAGAAATTGAGGACACAAAAGGTAAACAAAAGATTCTAGTAGGTCACCACAATCCGTACAAAGCTGTTGATCTTGCTCGCCGCCGTGGTATATCTGATCAGAACAAATCTTCTAGCTTTGTTTTCTTTGAAACGAGATCTGGTGGTCAACAAACATTTAAATTTGTAACAATTGAAAATCTTTTTCAGGGTGATGTGGTAAAAGAGTTTCAACAGTCTGACGCTATTAACAGTAGCATTATGAATATGGCTGAAAACAATATCATCGCCTACAAAGTTCCTCAACAGTTTTCATCCACAGATCGTATTGCTACTGGCGGTAAAAGACGTATTTCTTCGTTCGATTTTAGAACGCATACGTATGTTTCGAAAGATATTGATACTGATCCTACCAAATATAAAACTGGTGGTACTGGAACTTATGACTCTTCTACGTTTAAGAACAAGTATTATAATCCTAAAATACCACCACAGACATTAATACCATTAGATACTTCTCAGATTCCACTAACACACATACCTGATCAAAAAGCAGACCAACAAGTTTATATCGCTACGCTAATGCAAAATGCGATGCAAATTCGTGTTTATGGTGATTCGAATTTAAAAGCTGGTGATGTTATAAACGCCAACATTCCTAATAAAGTCAGTACAACAGATAACGGAAGCACAGATCCATTACTGTCTGGCAAATTTTTAATTTCTCGTATTCATCACCAAATAGATACTGCGGATGTGAGACCTAGATATACTTGTTGTATTGAATTACTCAAGGGTAATATGGAAGAGGGTGTATAATGCAGGGACATTACGGAAACTGGTGGGGTGAAGTTGTTAATGTTTATGACCCAGATCAATCTGGTCGTGTACAAGTTCGTATCTATGGTCATAATGATGACAAAGAAAATATTCCCGATTCAGAATTACACTGGGCGCTTGTTATGCAGCCGATTACGTCAGCTGCAGTTGGTAAAATTGGCCAATCGCCTCTTGGTTTATTAAAATCATCAAAGGTAATGGGTTACTATGCTGACCCAGATATGCAGCATCCTGTTGTTATGGGAAGCTTCGGTAAAGCTGGTGATTCAAAACCAGATGGTGGCAACACCGATGGTATTCCAGATATCGATATTAATACTGGTAGTATACCTGCTTCGGCGACAAATGCCAGTGACCCACCTTTTATCAGCCCACAAAGCATTCTAAACAAAGCTCGTAAAACAATTAATGATTATAATAAAGGATTGGCTGATCCAAATAAAACAAAAAGAACTGATGGCGTAGAACCAAGAAACGAAATCGATAAGAAATTTAAAAGTTCAAATTTGCCAACGACTGCCTCTGCTGGTTTAAATGCAGGTCATATTCTTGATGTTATTAAACAAGTAGATCCATCAGGTAAAAGCGCATCGCTACCTAATATGGTAGGCAGTTTGTCAAATGTGCGTAACATGTTAAATGTTACAAGTCCAGCTGGTATTACAAACATGTTGAGCGGAAGTTTAGGCAACGTTATCGGCACGCTTGGTGCACAGTTTGGTATGGGTAATATATTAAAACAGTTTGGACCTGTTCTTTTACAAGGAGCTGCAGGAAATTTAAGCCCACAGCTGTTTAATGCTGTACGTTCTGGTTTGACATCAGCATTAAGAGCAGCAACAGCCAATGGCGGACAGCCAGTAGCTTATGCTCCGCCTGGAATAGCTGTTCAAGGTGTTAATACGGCAATACCATCACCAGTTTATTCTTCACCTCCGAATCTTTATGTTCAACAATATTACTCCGTAGACGCAGATCCATATCCTGGATTTATTCAGTGGCTTGGACCAAACGGAGATTATGTTTATACTCAAAGAGGAACACAGCCTAACTTTACTTCAGCAACTCAACATGTTCAGTATGATTCACACCAGTCTATGTTAAGCCAACTCTCCACGCCTCTTGCTAATGGCAATCTTTCAACATCAAAACTTATTTCAATTTTAAATACTGAATTGAATAGCATTGGTATAAATGGTTTATCTAAAGTTCTTGGACATGGTGTAAGTTTGAGCAGCATTATTGGGCTGGCTAAAAAATTACTTGGTCCACTTGGCGGTCAAATATCAGGAATGATGGACAATCATCTTCCAAAATCTGTTCTTGATGGTGACAAAGTCAATAATTCTATGAACAAATTTACTAAAAATCAGTCGGTGTTGAAAAAGAAAAAAGAAGAAATGAAAACAGCGGTAACGCCAACTGAACAACAGAAAAATTCTGATTTAAATACTGCTGCTGAAGAATATGTTGCTGCCGCCGCTCCTGCTGCTCCAGCAGCTGCTGCTAGTGTTTCT